ACTGCTATGCTTGAACACTCCCTTGTTAGCAATAGTATACACACTGAAAGGCAGATATTCTACCATGGCCCAATGGATGAGACAAGGCTTCACATAGGTAGTGAGTAGGTTGAGGTAGGGCTGTTGTATCTCATCAATGGCTTGCACGGTGATGGTAGCGTCATTGTTACCTGCTTGGATGGTTAGTACATCACCTACCGTGTAGCCTGTTCCTGCAGTAGCTACGGTGTAAGATACCACCACGTTACCTGCTGTAACCAAGTCAACACCAAAGCCTGCACCTGTACCACCTGAGCAGGCAATACCTGTGAGGTTAGTATATCCTGTACCTCCTGCAGTCAAGGCTGTGGTAGTAGGTACACCTGCACCACTCACAGTGTTAAGTACATCGGCCTTAAGTTTGTTGAATAGGTCAGTACCGAGGTAGTTTTGAAGGTGAATATCCTGGGCTACCTTTATCCATTGGATGAAGTTGTCAGTATCTACGTTGCCATTGACAGCAGTATACTTAACCAGGTCTTGTCTTGTTATGAGTAGTGCTTCCATTATTTATTGTAATCGGGATGGTGTCCATTGTTAGGCATATCAATAGGAGGGGTATTAGCCTCACCTGAGCCTCTTGGGTTAGGCTGGTAGCTCTTAGGTATGGTTGCTACCTGTTCGTTGCTTGAGAGGGCTTTATCGGGCCTCAATGTTCCATCGGGGTTTTTCTTCCGTTGGTATAGTTGCTCAGTCCAGAAGTGGCCACAATTCACACCACCTTTGAACTTAAATAAATCATAAGGCTGTCCTTTGTGCCCTAACTCCTCATTCACTCCTGCTCTGCTTGCAGCATCAATGTCCTCCAATCGGTATACCACTCCGTTGTTGGTCCTTCGCATCATCTGCTTGCAGAAGTCTCGGCTGTTATCCTTGTTGTATCTCTCACTGTACCGGTATCTCACCTTATAGATGGACTTATCCAGGTAGCTAAATCCATTCGGGTTGCTCTTAATCACGGATGCAAGTCTCTGCAACATGGATGGTTTGGGTGCTAAGACTCGGTTAGCCCAATCCTCAGTGCTGTCATTATCGGCAGAGTACTCTCTCTCCTCAACAAGCTCCCATACCTCTCCATCCACTTGCTCCCCGTCAAGGTTTCCAAGGACCTCATTGAGCACCTCATCACTTACATCCTCTTTCTTGAGCTGTACGGGTGCAGGTTTCAAGCCTGCCAATGCTCTCAACTCATCGGATGTCATGGCCTCAAGTACTTTAGCACTTACATTGGGTGACATTTTATTCAGTGCATCCGATATCTTAGTTATCTCATCAGCAGTAGTCAAGTCACCACTTTGGTCTAATGGGTTCAATGTCTCAAAATATAGCTTCAAAGCAATCCCATTATAGGCAAGTATCTTATCAAAGGCATCAAGCATGACCTCCTGCAATGGCACAATCACCATGTTATTGAACAGGATAGCACTATTTTTCAGCTCATCTGCATTGGATCCAAAGCCTGTGGTAGTAGCAATACCAAAGAGCAGTGGTGATGTCACGTTGTGACCTATCAATATCTTGCGTACACACTCCTCACTGAGATACTTGTATAGCTCGGGTGCCTGCTGTACCGGCATATTTTCAATGGTGGCAGCAGTCTCTTTGTTTTGGTTGAAGGATACCACAATCTTATCTCCACCTGGTCCTGTGAGCTTGTTCATCACATCACTCTTAATCTGCTGTTGCTGTTCCTCCGATGGTACCCCATTGTTGAAGTTAAGAATAGTGCTCGGTGAAAAGGAGCTCTGTACCAGGTTAATCATGTAGTCACTTGTCTCCTCCTCCAATACTGCATAGGGTAGTGCACCTTGGTAGTCAGGGTAGGCATAGTACTTCATCCCCACTGAGTAAGGCTTGACAAACAATATCTCAATGTCATCCTTGGAGGTGCCGAAGGCACTGTATCTTGTTGGTGGGTATTTCTTTACCTCAGCCCAATTATCGGAGTAGTAATACCCTTCAATCTCCCCCTCCTCATTGCACTTCTCAGCTCGTAATAGTTGTACCGGTATGTGGTATGCCTTAGCTATTTTCTTGTGGTCCTTGGTGTATAGCACTTGGATAGCAAACTGCCCTAACATCTTAAAGTCAAGGGCCATTTTTCGCACACACTCCTTATCAAATAGAGCAATCATCTGTGCATACTCATTGGGCTTCTTGCCTGCATCCAATGCTCTCAACCCTTTGCCGTATACCAATCGGGCTATGTTGTTGATCACTGCATTGTTGGTGGTGCTGTTGATGTATCTATCAAGCAACCACTGGTAATGTAAATTGTTCTCCCCGTACTCCACCCAATTATCTCTTTTACTCTCTTTGATAACAGGTGGCTCATAGGCCGCTAAATTAACTATGTGGATGTTGTTCATATCAGTACATTAAAAAGTCATTAGCACTGCTTGGAGCTACGTAGGCAGAGCTGTTGGGTGTATAGTTAGCAGGTGCTTGGTCCGTGCAGAATAGTCTATCTCGGTACACTTCCACTCCTGCATTGTCTTTCAGTATTAAACGGTAGTAGTGCCCCTCTTGACATGGGAAGACTGCCTCAATCTCATCGGTGTAGTCACCAGGTGTATAGGTTGTAATGGGTACAGCTACCTCTACATTGGTGCTCTCATCTGTGAGGTGCATGGTATCTACAGTACTTTCCCTTGGGATAAAGTATATAAATTGGTCATTGACATTATCGGTGGTAACTACCTGCATATATATATAACTCACCAAGTTGTAAATTGTTGCCAAAAAAGAAAGGGGAGCAATGTGCCCCCCTTCTCAGTTGATATGGTATACTATTAAGTAGTAACCAAAGTAGGTGAACCTAACAAGGTAAGTAGGTCAGCCTCAGTATTACAGTCAAGGAAGTTCGCAGGCTTCTCCTCCATGGCCTCAAAAGTAATTTTGTAACCATTAAAATCACCATACTGTACCCCACTTTCAACACTTCCTGCAGTAGCATCACATCCTCTGTAAAGACCTGCTAAAAAGAATTGGTTTCCGTTGGTACGTACAATGATGTGTGGACGGCCATAAGCTAAGATTTTGAACTGCTTGTGGAATACAGGGTCTTGTCTCTTCAATTCAATAGTCAAAGTTTGAGTGAAGAAAGTAGTACCATTCTCACGGGATGTGTTCATGGTAGTGTTGAAACCGTTGTTCCCTTTAAGCTCATACTTGTAGATAGAGGACAAAGCAGGCAAAGCAATACCTGTGATTTGGTCCTCAAATCCTGGAGTAACATCATAGGTAACATCACCTGATGGAGCGGGGTCCGGGTCATATATACCGTAGTTTAATAGATATACCGCTTGGATACCTGAGATGCTATCCTTGCATTGCTCGGTGCGGCCATTTGAAATTGTACAAGGCATTTTATTAAGTATTAAAGGGGGCAGTGTTACCCACCCCCATGATTAGTATTAGTTAACTGAGTTTACGATACCGTAGGTAACAACATCCTCAACAGCTCCGTACTGAGCACCACCAACAAATCGCATGATCATTCTCACATTTTGTGAACCGTCAATGTCAGCCATGTCGATAACTTTAACCTCATTCAAGTCACTCAATACAGATGTACCGAAGAATAGGTTATCTACAGTTGTAGCAATTGCAGTGTTAGCAGCCAATCCTGGAGCCCAGAATATCTCGATACCATCAATGCTCAAAGCACCTTGGTTGTACCAAGTAGTTGACAATCCACCAACACCAGGAGCAGGAGCTACGTTACCTGTTACACCTGATACAGTAGAGAACCCACCCAATGCACGTACATAAGCCTTAGCAATGTTAGTGGATACATAGATGCGTAATCCTGGGTTACCATAAAGAGCAGCAGGGATAGCATCAACAATCTTACCTAACTCAGTAACTACGTTAAGAGCAGTAACAGTTGTACCGGTTACCTCTTGAGCAGCAGGAAGAGCAGGGTCAAGGGCTACGATAGTAGAGATACCATCAAACGAACCATTGGTTGCAGTTGCACCTGTCCAGAAAGCAGTCTCAATGTTAGCAGCAACACGCTCAGCAACACGAGCAATCATGAAGTCAGCCAAAGATTTTGGCAATTCTTTGAAGTTAGAAAAACCTAACTCAGCACTTTGCCACGTATTAAAGTAGTCGGCCTTACACAATTCCAAATTTACCTGTAGGTCTTTGGTTGTGATGAAACGCTCAGTAAGAGTGATGGTAGATGCATCCGTGAAGGAGCAAGTAGCATTTCTTACAAGGTTAGTATCAGCAACCTTCTGTAAAAGTTGCTTGTAACGTACATTAGGAAGTACAGTAACTCCACCCTTTTCAATGGTAGGAGCAGATAAAAGAGCAGCAGCAACATACTTGCCTGCAAACTCACCAGCATAAGTGGTAGTAATCGAAGTAGCCATTTTTTGTTATTTGTTTAGTTTAGAAATTATACGATCAAATGTTGATACACCTGCACTTTGACCCCAAGTAAATTGTGGTTGTGCTTGCGGTTTCTCAGGGTTGTGAGCAATGGGCTTAGCAGCAGGCTCATCAACTACAGGAGCCTCTTCCATTACAGGCTGCTCGGATAGTTGTGCCTTCAGTGCCTCATTCTCAGCTTTCAATTCTTCAATCTTAGAGAACAACATCTCTTCAATTGTAGACTTAATTACTTTTTTAGGAGCTACAGGGATAGCCTCATCAGCCATTTCCTCCTCTACCATTGGAGCCTCAGCCTCAGGAGCCTCTTCTACCTCGGGAGCTTCCTCCTCCATCTCTTTAATCTCTGCAATGATGCCCTCTTGAGCTACCACTAACATTCTCCCATCCTCCATTTGGTACTCACCAACAGGTAGAGCAACACGTTGCTCATCCTCAGTAACGATAAAGACCTCCATACCGGCCTCAAATGCATCAGCCTCAAGGATAGTAACCCCATCCATGAGCTTCATTGTAGCTAACTCTACCTTGTTCATGCCAAGGAGGGCAGCAATCCTGGTTAAAATTGTGTTTTCTTTCATGATTTTTCTTTAATAACTCAACTTAATTAACATTGTATACCTTTATGTAGGCAATTTATTGTAAATCAAGGCTGTACTTTGCCTCCGATATTACCAATACCTTGTGCTTGCAGGGTACCATCACAGCACTTTGACCTGTATTTTCCATCCTTGCAGAGGCATCCACGCTTACCACCTTGTGGTGAGCTCTTAGTTTGTTCTTTTTGCTTACTCATTTGCCTTGTCCTTTGTAAAGTTTAACATAATTCTTGGCACCCTTGCTCCGTGATGCTCGGCACTTGGAGTGGATACCTGGTCTTTTTCTCTTTGGTTTCCTCACAAAGGAGATACCTGTGTTGCCCTTAGCCTTGCTCATTGTCTATTTCATTGAGTTTAGACTTGGCCCACATCAATCCTGCCTTACCTCCCCATAGTAGGTAGCTGATATATCCGCAATCATTGCTATCCCCTTGGTTGTAGTACACCTCAGCTCTTGACAGGTAGCTGTACATTCTCTTAATGGTTTCAATGCTCACCTTCTCACCATTGGCTAACTGCTGAGCTCGTATCTTACCCACTTGAGTAGCACACTTGTTGCCATTCCTTTCATTCAGTGCAATACCTCTCTGTGCATTCCTTCTAACTACCGAAGGGTAGTCATTGTAGCTCTCATCTGCTAACTCCTTACCACGTAGCACGTTCTTAATCTGCTCAATCAGGTACTCTCTTTCCTCCTCCATTGTTCTCATGGATGCAAGGTCTAACTTATCAGCGAAGTATCCCTCGATGCTGAAACCTTTTACCTCACCATCCTTGACCTTATTCCATACGCTGTCATTGTTTACCTTCATGCTTATCATCCACGTACCTTTAGGAAGGTCAAACCCATAGATAGCACTCTTATCCTTGGCAGGGTCCTCAATCAACCAGGACTCAACCACGGTCATGCCATCAATTTCCTTCTCATGCTCATAGGTAGCATTGTTCTGCTTGCCATTCTTGAAGAACATTTCACTTGCTTTGCGTACTGTCTCCTCACTGAAGTAGATATAGAACTCACCGTGCTTATCATTCTTCCGGTATATCTGCTTGTTAGGTATCAAGGCAGGACCCATGAGGATCCTTTTCTCACCATCCACGGTTGCAAGCTCCATCTTTTGCTTGCTCAACTTGACAAAGTTTTCCTCAATGGCAGGGTCCTCTACCACACTAACAGCATACACCCCTGTATCCTGGTCATTCTCATCCAATACTAATTCGATTATTTTCATAGCTGTCCTGTACTTATTCTATTTCTATCTAATGCCTGTTGAGTAGTTACCTCTGCACCTACCACGTATGCCTTGACGGGCTGTTGTTGTAGCTGTGCAAGTTGGTTGATACCATTGTTACCTACCACGTTGAAGTTAGGTGCTTGCATAGCTCCACCACCACCACCACCTGCAGAACCACCACTGCCACCTGTTGAAGATGGAGCATTCACTGAACCTCCTGCACCTATCTCCTTCAATGCCTTGGCTGTAGCTGCAATGTTAGCAGCAATACCAATACCTGTACTAATGTTGTTCAGTGCAATCACCGGAGCTGCAGCTGCACCACTGGTTGCAATGGCTTGAGGAGTAGCCAATGCACCGATGTTCGCAATGTTGTTAGCCTGTATCATCTTAGCAATACCAACAGCAGACTCCACCAATACTGCACCCTTCTGCACTGCCTTGGACTTACCAAATACTTGCTTGAGTAAATCAACACCCTGCAGAGCTACATCCATACCTTGCTGTTGGAGTGCTTGCTTCTGCTCCATCTTAGCCTTCTCAGCGTTGAGGTCCTCAAGTCTTAGAGCCTGTATATCTGCATTGAGTTTCTTGGTGGCAGTCACACTGGCCATGTCATACTGCTCCTGTGTTATCTTACCCTCATCAAGTTTAGCGGCTAAATCTGCTACCTCTTGCTTGTATGCCAATTCACGGATGGCTTTCTGTTTGTCGAAGCCTGCCTGCATTGCAGCAATCTTGATATTCTCACCCTCAAAGAATGCAGCTAATTCAGCAGCATCGGCAGCCTTCATATCAGCCAATACCTTGGCATCATGGTCATCCCGTATTTTTTGATACTTGGCATTGATAGCCTCCTCATCTTTCAACCGTTGTGCCTCATAGGTAGCAATGAGTGCACGGTCAGTATCGTTGAGCTCTTTCTTATTTTTCTTGAGGTCCTCAATGAGGATGTCATACTTAAACTTGTTCTGCTCAATCTCCCTCTGTTGATCATCTTTAATTAGCTTGAGCTCCTCCTCCCTTAGTTTACGCTTGGCAGCTGCCTCCTCTTCTTGTTGCTTGAGCAATGCATCTGCTTCACTCTCTGCATTTTTCTTACGGGTTTCTGCTGCATTTTTATCTATCTCCTGGAGAGCTATCTCAGCATCCAATACCTGCCCCCTAAATTGGTCTAACTTAGCCTTGGCCTCATCAATAGTCTTATCCCCTTCCGCTTTTACACTCTCAGGGTTAAAGATAAGTTTAGCAAGTCCCTCGGATGCATACTCATTGAACTTAGATATTTCTTTGTTGATGTTGAAGGTAGTAACCTTACCAAACCCAAGGGCCTCACTGAGTGAGTTAACTGCTGTGGTAGCTGTATCAATCGGCAATGCCAATAGTCTTAGAGTCGAGGTACCTAACTCCAAACCAACACGGGCAACATTCTTAAGGATACCGAGGTTTCTCTTCTCACCCTCTATCTCCATTTTCTTACGTACCTCCATATCAGCAATGTACTGCTCCTGTGCAAGTACTGCCTTTTTCAACCTGTCAAGCCTTAGCAGGTTAATCTCTTTCTCACTCTTTCCGGCTAACTTCAAAGCCTTGGCTTCCAGGTCAAATGACTGCACGCTCTTCTCAGCTAATTCAGCCCTTTTCTTATCCTGTTCAATCAGGTTATTATGTTCCTTGGATACACCACTAACAGCGGCCTTGATGTCATCCCAATAGGCAACAATCAAACCGAGTGCAACCACCAAGGCACCAATACCTGTGGCAGCCATTGCACCCTTGATGCCATTGAAAGCAGTCTTACCACTCACACCTACCGCCTTGTAGCTTGCTGCCGCTTGACCATTGGCTGCAACCTGTGCCTCCGTAGCTACAACATTAGCACTTTGAGCTGCAGCATTGGCTGTGGTAGATGCTGTATCTGTATCCTTAACTACCTTGAGAATACCTAACTTAACAGCTAAATCCTTGACCTGTGCACCTACATTCTTAAAGCTATCTCTTGCCTCACCAAGTGCGTTGAGTCCTGATGTAATGGCCATAGCACTCTGTACCTTGAGCATTGCTCTTTGTACATCTTCACTCTCAGTGCCGAGCAATCCCATGGCTCCGGTAACAGCAGAGAACCCACCTGCCACACCTGTTAGTGCAGCACCGAAAGCCTTGAACTTAGCATCGGGGTTGTAGGCATCAGTCAAGGCCTTAGCATCACCAATCCTATCCTTGAGGTCTGCTGCTCTCTTGGCTGCCTCCTTAGCTTGTACGGATGTTGCACCATACTTATCAGCCAAGGCTTGCACTTCCATCTGTGCCTCCTTGAGCTGTGCCTTAAGGCTCTTAGTGTTGTCCTTGACCTCTAAATTTACTACCCTTGTTTCTGCCATTGTCTCTTAGCTCTGTTCATATATAACTCACGCATGGCTTGTTTGTACACCCTCTTAGTGGTGTTGTTGAGTTGGTACTTACCCTTGGCTAATTCAATGAGCTCACTCTTACCAAGGTGGTCAGTGAGGCTCAGCATTTTTACGATGTTTTCAATTATCATTCTTCTGGTGTTGGGTCAGGTGGTATGTTCTCAGGACCAACAGGCATGAAGTCATTGAGTAGTCTCAAGGTAGCCTGTCCTGTTGTTAAATTAGTTTGTATATCGTTGATGATATACCTCTTATCTCTAATGATTAACCTATCATTGAGCCTAAGTGTAGATAGGATGCTGAGTGGCAATACTGCCTTAACCGTGGTTATCCTGTTCTTAAGGTTGTATAGGTTGTAGAGATACTGAAAGTAATAGGTAGCAAATACTCCCTGCTGTATGGCATACCTGTGGTAGGTACTTGTCTCCGCTGAAAAATTCAAGGAGTACTGTATACTTGTTGTGCTGTTGGTGTAGTCCTGTCCAAACATTACATATTGATCATCGGCAGATGCACTGCTCACCCCATCCTTGAACTTTATAGTATGAGGCAATCCTGTCACCAATCCATACCGGTACAGGATGCATGGCTTGGGTACGTATGGAGCAAGTGCACTGTTGAGTGAGAACCCTACCTGCAAACCTGTTGCTACACCTGCATGATCGTATTGGTTAAACATTAGATTTTCAAATGGCACCTGGATATTGTACTCACCACCATCGTAGGGGTAAAGGTGCTCGGTATCTCCGTATTCCTTCTGCCATTGTTGTAGGTAGTACTTATTCATAGTACTCTCACTCTGTTGGTACTTAAATGATATCTTTCTGTATAGTGGTACCTTGGCTATCTCAAACGAGTCAAAGTCAGTAGCTGTAGTGATGTCATATATCCTACCGTATGCATACCAATCAAGCAATGGCTCAACCGTATACTCATTATCTCCTGTATTCTCCACCACCATGTTGAACTCCTTGAGGATACCACTAAAGAAATCAGCTACCTTCATATCAGGTGCAAAGGTCTCAAGGTTAATATCCTGGACTAAGTTTTGAGTCACACAAGAGTACTCGCTGTAGCTGTTGGTAGAACCATTTAGGAAGGTATATTTAACCTGCATATCAATGTTCAAAGCAGCATCAGCACGCACCTTAAAGAGTATGGTATCATTCAACCCTGCCACATTCGGATGCACATATACCGTAGTGTAGCCTGCATTGCCATTTAAGTCTCCACCAATACCTGTGTAAGTATTTGCAAAGGCACCATTGATATATCTATCTATGTAATAGGTTACCGCACCAGAGCTAACACTTGTAATATCAATGGTAATATAGTGATAACTGTTAACAAGAAAACCAGGTTGATATACAGTGTTGATGCTATTCTGCCCTAAGTCTACATACAGTGACGTATCAATGTCAAGGGTTACGTTGTTAATCAATGCATCGAAATCAATATACTTGGCAGGGGTACTTATCTGCACATCATTCCTATTCTTATACCACAGGTAGGCTGCCATCCATTGCTCAGTGCTGAAAAAATTACTATTGAACGTGATACCGTACTTGGTGGCTATCATGTTTACAATAGCATTCAGCCTCACAGCAGGGAAGAGCTCAGTCAATACGTTGATAGCACCACCTACGGTGTGGATGTTGTTGTTGGTAGATACACCTGTTAACCAATTCGGAGGTATGAAGTACGCACTATTTCCGTTGTACTCCCACAGCCTATTGGAGCTGATGAGTGGGTATTGTACATCCCCTGTAATTGCACCCGTTATCCTGCCATGTACCTCAGTCCAATCATATTGATGGCTGATACCTGAGTGGTCCAAGTCTTGTAGTCTATCCTCACCGAACAGGTCCTTGAGTGTTACGAGCTTGCCATAGAAGGTAATAGTATAGCTCTTTATTTTACCCTTCTCAACATTCGCCTTGTCTAATTGTATCCTACCCTTTTTGAAGGTAGTTAGATCTATCTCAATGAAGCCATCCCTCCGAAGTCCATGGTCAATGGTACTATCCACATCCGTCTCATAGAAGTGCTGAAAAATTTGATTATTCCTTGCAGTACCAGGTACGGTAAATGACTGTGATATATCAGTGTTGCTCTTGCTGATATCATACACATTCTGCACACTGGATGATACCTGTATTGTCTCATCATCAAAGAGGTCAAGCTCTTGCCCCTCAATGTATACCTTTACTGCTCTCTTCATTACACTATGCTATGGATAACGTCATAAGCTAACTCAATCTCAATGGAGTAGTTGATGGTCTTATTGTTGATATTCTTCTGCTTGTTGATGCTCTTGGTGTTCACCTTGACAGGTAGGGTTTGACTCCCCGACTGCCATATCACCCTCTCACTAAGTAGTAGCTCCTGCATGGTCTCCCCGTAGCTCTCATCCACCCATCCTGTGTTCATGGTGTACTTGCGTATCCCGTTGTTATTCATGACGTGCCTCTGCCCCTCACTTATTAAGGTAGGAACCACTTGAGAAGGCATGAGGTTGTATGTTGTGCTGTTCACTTCTAAATTCTCATAGGATGCCTTGTAAAAGAACTCCCTTTGCCATCCACCAAACTTGTTTACAAAGTCAATGGTCATAGGTGTATATCGGCACTCAGTCTTAGGGTAGAAATACCCCTGCCATTGTAGTACGTTGAGGTTATCAAATATCTGCAGGGTGTTACCTGTTCCGTAGTTGCCCTCATGCACTCGCTTGATGTCATACACCCCATCAGCTGTAAATGTGTAGGTAACAGGAGAACCACCACCAAAGGGGATGTGAGTATAGTACCAGAACCGCTTTACCTTGGCAGTCACCAC